GTTCCCAAAGTTGATAAAGAACGTAAAATAGATAAGTTAATATCTACTTTAGTTGGTAAAACTATCTATATAAATGACCCTATTGTTCTTAAAACTATTGTGGGTTGGAAGAAAAAATCTAATAAAGACGCTAATAGTACTGTAGCTGATAACTTCTTAGATGACCCAGCAAAGGTTGAGGAATTGCGTAAAGCACTAAAATAATATGAAAATACACATAGACACAGTAGTATCTTCTCCTGATGCAGAACTACCAAAACCTAAGAAAGACCACGAATATACTATAAGTAAAACTACTATTGAAGAACCTAAAATTGGAATATTTGAGTTGTGGAGAATAAAACGTTTTATAGAAAAGTCTTATATACTATTAAATGAAAAGAGAATACTAGATAAAATTAACAAACAAAAAGATGCCAAAACAAGTAAAAAAGCCTAAAATTACCATAGAGATAGATATATTAGGAAAGAAGTGGGAGAAGAGCGGTAAGACTATGTTAGGTACACTAAAGAAGTTTGAGATGGACTATTCAGAGATTAAGTCTAATGGTTTTTTAAAGGTTATTAGTGGTGATAAAGAGTTTATTAAACGGTTTAATGCAGTTCAACTACGTAGAATAGTGTGTAATAAGATTGTTAAAGCACACTGGGCGAGAAATCTTAAATTACTGATTAAATGAATAGCTTCTTAACAGCTTATTATCTAGGGTTAATTACTCTAGCTTGTAAGTATCTCATCTTCCTAGGTCTGATGAGTTTTGCTTACCTAAGCCGGAGCCGAAAGGTAGCCATAAAGGGCTAAGGGTAAGCTGTTAGGAAGTTAATACAATTAACAAGACTGCCTTTATTAGTACGGTAAGGCAATAAACATATCGGGCTACAGTATTAGTTATAATTCTCTCCCTCCAACTGTTTGTGTTAGCTCGAACATAAGCAGTTGGAGAGAATGAATACCGAGTTAACTAATAACACATTAGAGGATTATTATTGAGGTAGGAATAATCTTGCGGTGTACTTGTCTTGCTATACATCTGCAAGATTATTTCTTCCCCTGTAATATGGAGGTAGAATGCTCGGTTAATGGGAATTTAAAAAAAAGCTGTTCATAATTTGATAATACCTTGCAAGGTATCAAGTTCAGAACAGCTCTTGACACTTTGTAGGGTGCTACTAGATTAAGTAGTATCCTATTTTTATGGAATTAAATTTATTTTCTTACATCACAAGCGAAGAAGAAGCATATAAAATGCCGATTAGCTTAACTGATGAGTGGTCTTGGAATATGAGAGACCACATAAATAAGTCTTTTTTGTATCTTAATTCACAGTTTTCTGAAAGCAATGACAATAGAATATTAAGACCAAACAAGAACATTATCTTACCGATAATGAATGTTCAGTTTAGAACAGAAGGGTTTGATGTTAAGGATATTGTCTTATACATTGATAATCCTGATGAGTATTATAAAAGTCTACTTATCAATAAGTTTCATACTAAATGGGCTTTAAAACAGGAGATAGACATTTTTATTGATGAAATGACAGAAAGTTACTGTACTTATGGGGGTACTTTAGTTAGAAAGACTAAAAGAGCTAAACCTGATGTAGTTGATTTAAGAACACTTGCCTTTGCTAATCAGACTGATATTTTAAACCATCCATTCGGAATATTACACGAAATGTCTTTTGGAGAGTTAAGACAAGAAGCTAAAGCTAGGGGTTGGGGAGGAGAAGGGGCAGACATTGATATAGAAGGGCTTATTAACTTAGTACAGAAGGAAGACAAGAATACCGTAGAGATATATGAAATACACGGTACTTTGCCAGTTGAATATTTAGAGGGTGAAGATATTATTGATGAGAGTGAAGAATATGTAAACCAAATGCAGATAGTAGCATTTTATCAAGATGAGAACAGTCAGAAACAAGGCGTAACTCTATTTAAGAAAGAAATGCCTGAATTACCATTTAAGTTCCTAGCTAGGGATATAGTAGAGGGTAGATCTTTAGGTCGTGGTGGAGTAGAAGAGCTATTTGAACCTCAACAATGGACTAATCAGAATGAAATCTGGATTGTTGAGATGCTTAATGCTGCTTCTAAGACTATTCATTGGTCTGATGACCCTACATTTAAGAGTAAAAACAACCTAGATGATGTAGATAATAACGAAGTTTTAGCTTTACAGGAAGGTAGAAAGATACAACAACTTGATACATACCCTAGAAATCTAGCTGTATTCAACGATAGTGTTCAGAGATGGCAAGACCAAGCTCAAACTGTTGGTTCTGCTTCTGAAGCCTTACTAGGAGATACTCCTAATGCTGGTACTCCATTTAAGTTGTATGAAGCTCAACAAATAGAGGGTAAAGGAATGCACAAATACCGTCAAGGTAAATTAGCTGTATTTATGGATGAGCTTTACAGGGATTGGATATTACCTTATCTAGCAACGGAAGTAGTCAAAGAGCAGATATTTATGGAAGAATTATCAGCTGATGAAATGGAAACAGTAGTTAATCAAGTAGTTAAGAAGAAATCTAATGAGTTTAAGAAGAGAATGATACTAGGCTTACAGGAAGTTAATGAAGAATTGGTAGCTGATTATGAAAGAGTAATACGAGAAGATTTTATGAAAGAGGGTAGTAAAAAGTTCTTTGAAATACTAAAGGATGAAATGAAAGATGTTAATTTAGAAGTAATGACTAACATAGCTGGTAAACAAAAGAACCTAGCCTTAATGACTGATAAACTGGTTAATGTTTTAAGACAGTTTATTGCCACTCCACAGATTAGACAAGACCCTGAAATGGTTAAGTTAGTAAATATCATATTGGAAAGTTCTGGATTATCACCTATTCAGTTTAATTCTACACCAGCTCCAGCACCAACCCTAGTACAAGGAGGAGCTACTGCACCACTACAAGATTTAAGTCAAGCTAACCAAACTCAAAATGAATGACATACTAAAAAGTAAGTTAGAGGTATTAGCTCAAGATAAGATAATGATGAGTGCTATTAAAGAATTGTTTAATGAAAGAATAGATAAAGAAAAACCTACTATTGAGGTAGCTGATAACAATAATGTATTAGGTCAGAAATACAGGGCTTATGAGAAGTCAAAGAAGATATTAAGCGGGGTTATGACTGATATTGAAACTTATAATGTTAAAAAAACTAAATCAAAGGAATTTAACAAAGGAAAATAATTATATGAAAAACACAATCACAATCACAACTGTTATTCTAACAATATGTGTATTGGCAAGCAGACTTTCCAGCCAATACAGTAGCAGATACTTATATATTTGATGCTACTTATACTGATGGTTTGGTATTAGAGGTAATATCTGGAACACAAAATACTTCAACAGTAACATTTAGATAATTAAATAATAAGACAAATTTATGTCTGTAAATGATGCAAAATTACCTTCTTTAGCTGATAAAATACAAAGAGAAGCTGAAGAGGTAAAGGCTACCAAAAGAGGTAGCAAAAAAAAGAAAAGAGGAATTAGTCGTACCTCTAAAAAGTTAACTAAGAAGAAAAAATATGAAAAAGAAGACAAATAAAAATGGAATATTTTACGTAGTTATTTCATTGGTTGCTATTTTAGCAGTCGGTACTGGTGTATTTGCTTACGCAGTATCTAACAATGTTAATGTAGAGGGTGATTATAATTACTTTGAATCAGAAAATCAACCTGCACCAGATGAAGAATTGATTGGAGCTGTTTCTGGTCCTGATTACTACTGGGATTACCAGAATTTCAATGGTTTAACTACCTTTGTTAAGACTGGTGGATTCAGAGTAGCTTCTACTACTCTTGCAGCTATTCAAAATCCACTTCACGAAACATCAACACTTGATTTAGCAATTCTTGATATTTCAGGAGTCGCTACTACTACTATTATGTTTCAAGTAACTACTTCTACTGACCAATATTTCAAATCAGGAGAACTTGGTACAGGAGTAATTATAGCCAAAAGTGAAGCAAACGCAGTCCCAACAAGCACTACTGCTCATATAGTGAGTGGTGTTAATATTGAAACTGGTACTGGTGGTAATAATGCTGGTTCAGCAAGTGAACAAAGGGTTGCTATTGGTCCTAGTGAATGGGTAGTTGTTAAAGTATTTACTATTAATGATGCCTATGATTCTGCTATTACAGAACTAACAAGTTCATTAAAGGGTCAATATACGTTCAGATTTTTTAGATAAATAATTGGGAATAAACCCCTTAAAAATTAATAATAGACTACACTATGTCAAAAGAAACTACTGGAGAAAACCAGCCAAATCAAGAAAATGTTGAAGGGAACGAAGCTAATATGGTAGCCCTTAAAAAGGAGAATGAGACTCTCAAGATTCAAAAGTCTCGCTGGAGAAAGAAAGCTAAAGATGCCGAATCTAAAGTTGTTCCAGAAAATAAAACAACTAAAAAAGAGGCTAAAAAGTCAGATGAACCAGATTCTATTAGAATTGCCTATGAAGCATTACTTAATACTCTAGGGTACAAGCATCCTGATGACAAGAAATATATCTTTGACGAGGCAGAGAAGTTAAAAATATCTCCCTCAGATGTAGTCAAAATGGAACACGCCAAACTTCAGCTTAAAACTAGTAAAACACAAAGAGAAGCAGAAGGTGGTATGCCCGAAGGTGGTGGTAAAAAGGGTGGTGGAACTAAAAGCTCCGTTGATTATTGGGTTAATAAAACTGATAAAGATGGAGGTTATGAAAATCCTCCTAATGACCCTGCATTAACCATTAAAGTAGTAAATGCGAGGATGGATAAGGAAAGAAACAAACAAGAATTTCCTGATTCATAATCTGGTGTGGTCGTTGTCTGATTCTAATTAATTGTAATTGAAAATAATATGGCTAATGTAATTGTTTGGAATAAACACAGTTATGAAGCAAAAGTAAGAGAACGATTAGGTACACCGACAACTTGGAGAGATGTTTTAAACGTTAAATTCTCTAATAATAGAACTATTACAGGTTCTTATATGTCAACTGAACCATCCGTTCAGACTGGTACTCGTGGTACAGCTTATACTTACCAAGACGCTACTTTAACTGAAGAAGTTTTGACTATTAGTTTGTATAAAAATCTTCCTATTTTTATTGACGAAGCAGACCGTTTCCAACAGACCTATTTAGGTGCTATGGAAATTGCTGAGTTCCAAGGTGAAAAGATTAGTGAATATCTTGAAACACAAATGTTAGCTCAACACGCTAATTGGACTGATTTTGGTGTAACTGATTTAGCTAATACAGGTGTTGATGATACTTCTCAAATCACAGTATCACCTGCTAACATTGACGATATTATCAGGGCTATTAAGAGAAAGCAAAACGAAAATAACCTTGTTAATAAAGCTGTTAAGTTTGGTCGGTATATTATATGGCGTGCAGAAGATTTTGAAATGCTTGAGGCATTTGTTCAAGCAAATGGTTTCAACACTGCTGATATGGCGTTAAAGAACGGAATCGCCGTTGAAAAAGCGTTCCATTATATGGGTGTTGATCATTACTTGTCAAATTCTCATACTGCAAATCACGTAATGGCTGGTGTTAAGAAATGTGTTGATTTAGGCATACTTTCTGGCACTTGGGGTAAAGTTAAGTTTGTTGAAGAACCAAATAATGTTTCAGGACTTGGTGTTCCAAGTCGTGTTGATTACGGTTGGAATGTCCCAGCTCAACTTACTGAAGCTACACAGGATATTAATGTCGCATAATTGTTAGTATATTCTGTCTCTCAATAAAAGGGAGGCAGAGATATGCCAAAAATTATAAAAATAGGCGTGGGCGTCCCAACAATCGGACAAGTAAAATCTCAGACAGCTATCTCTTTAATGAATATGATGAAGTTGCCTTATGACTTTAATCCGATATTTGCTTATGGACCTTATATATCAGAGAACAGAGAAACTATTGTAAAAATAGCTTTAAAGGGGGACTGTACTCATATTCTGTTTATAGACCACGATATGAAGTTCCCACCTTATACAATTGAACATTTAATAAAACAAGATAAAGATATAATTGCTGTACCATATAACTATAAGTATCTTCCTAAACAAACAATGATTAAGTTCTTTGACGAGAATGGAGGTATGTCTAAAAAGGTATTAGAGATGCCAAGTGAAATATTTAAGGTTTGGGGTATGGGAACTGGTTGTATGCTTATAAAGGCTGATGTATTTAGAAAGATAAAACCACCATATTTTCAAATGACATACTTTAAAGATGGTAAGGTTGACATAACAGAGGATATTAGCTTTTGTATAAAGGCTAGAGAGAACGGATATGATTTGTGGTGCGATCCAACATTATTACTTGAACATGTGGGCGATTATCTGTTCTAGGGAGATTATAATTACTAATATAATATATGAAATTATTTGAACCAATCTCAGACCAAGATATTATCAGTGAGATAAATCGTATCTGTGGAACAACTGATGAGGTCTATAAGAATAGAGCAAAGATTGCTCGTGTTAATCAAGCTCTTGATAAATACTGGGCTTTAGCATCTGACTCAGCTCCTAAAGGAACTTTTGATGATGTTAATAAC